TATGGTACGAACGATACATAGAAGGAAAATGGGTTCTCGCAGACGGCACCATATATTCCAACTTCAATAAAAATATCCATTGCATCGATAAGATACCGGACGGTAAATGGCAATCCCTCTATATCGGCTGTGACTACGGCCAGACTCACCCCACAGCGTTTCTGAAGGCTATTAAAATCGGAGACACCTATTACATCACGGATGAATACAAAGAGTCTGATAAGCTAAATACGACGCTCTCAAGCGATCTTAAAGCGTTTATTGGCGGTAAACATCCCCGGTCAATCCTAGTTGATCCTTCCGCAAAATCATTCAAGAATCAGCTAATCGCAGACAACTTCAAGAGAGTAAAGAACGCCAACAATACCGTAAATGATGGGCTCGCAAAAATAGCCAACGCTTTCCAAACTGGCAAACTAATTATAGTCCAAAATAGATGCCCTCAGCTGATAGAAGAGATTGGCGGTTACGTCTGGGATTCTAAAGCATCTGAACGCGGCGATGAAAAACCCGTCAAAGAAAATGACGATCTCCTCGATTGTTTACGATATATCGGCAATGAAGTATTTTGAGGTGAATATATGATAACAAACATTAGCAATTTATTTAAAATTGGCAATCAATGGCCGCCAGAATCGGAACTATCCCGGCTGACTACCTACACAACTAACCAGCGACTTTTCGAGGGGAAACACGATTTAGTCTTCAGCCATAACTTAGCAGATGAAACCCGTAAAAAAGATATCGTCACGAATTGGCATAAGCGGCTATGTACTCTCTTCGCTGATTTGGTGGTCGGTTCTCCTCCAGACTTCACCGCCGATAATCAACCTACAATGGATAGAATAACCGGCAATAATAAAATGGACATACTTTTATATAACGCCGTTATTAATATTCTGAAATATGGCAATGCAGTTCTAAAGATCCGATTCGATGAACGCGCAAAGATAGAACTGATCAATCCCTCTCTTTGGTTCCCCGTAGTCTCGCCAGATAACAAAACCGAGGTTGAATCTCACGTTATCGCATGGACATTTACCGAAAATGGAACCGACTATTTAACGGCTGAGATTCACCGCAAGGGATCAATCGAAAATCGGCTGTACGTGATGAAAGACGGCAAAATATCTAATGCCGTTGAATTATCCACCATCGAACGATATAAAGATGTTCCCGACTCTCAGAAGACGGGCGTCGATGACTTCCTAGTTATTCCCTTAACTAATATTGGTGCGGAAAGCGTTGTCGGAACTGATGACTTCACAGATATCAACGGACTTATCAAAGAACTAGAGAACCGACTTATAAGAACATCCCGAACTCTCGATAAATTTAGTGATCCAAATATTGTGGGTTCTGAAGCTTCAATTAATATCGATCCAGACACCGGCGAAAGTGATATTGAAATTGGTGGTGGTCGATTCATCCCCATCGGCGAAGATGGAACCGCACCATATTATCTTGTCTGGGATGCAAAACTAGAAGCTTCATTTAAACAGATCGAAATTGTATTATCGCAATTATATATAATGTCGGAAACGTCCGCCGCGTGTTTCTCGGATCTCAAAACCGGATTGGCGGAAAGTGGATCAGCACTCAAAAGACTACTTATGCCAACATTGGCAAAAGTTAATCGGCTGAAAATTATAATGGAATCTCCATTAAAAGATGTATTGAGAACCGCCGCCGATATCGAAGTTGCATCAAAGTTATCTGGCGCAACTAAACTTGATAATATATCAATAGATTGGCGTTCGTCTCTCCCCGTCGATATGAAAGAATTGGTGGATATCGAAACTCAGCGGGTAAACTATCGGCTCACTTCAAAACATAGCTCTCTAAAACGATTGAATGAGGGCGCAAGTGAAGCTGATATTGAAGCCGAACTAGCGGCAATAGACGGCGAACAATCCAGAGAATTTGGATTAATGAACTTAGAACAATAGTGACTTTGTCACTAAAAATATCACAGACGAAATAAAACCAGCGAAATCATTTCGGTGGTTTCTTTTAGCCAAGATACCGCAAACAAAACCCGAAAACGAAATTATTTCGTTCTCCGAAGATACTTCTAATAAAATTGGAAAAAGTGAAAGAACGATTGAACAAGAGGTACAAACATCGGGCGAACTGGCCCTAAAACGTAGGTATATCTATGACTGAAAATAATAATAATGATGCTGGGGACGGCAACCAGGACAATACAGCCGGTAAAGATGAAAAACTTTTCACGCAAGATGAACTAAACGCAAAAATTCAAGCACGTTTAGACCGTGAAAAGAACAAATACGCCGATCTTCAACAACAATTTGATGATTTACAAGCGAAGATTCAGGACGCTGAATTTGACAGCTTGAAAAAGAAAATTCTTGCATCAAAAGAATTGCCGGAAGAGCTGGCGGCTAGATTGAACGGCAAAACCGAAGAAGAACTTACGGCTGATGCTGAGAAATTAGCATCAATAGTCAACGCTAAAAAATCAGTAGGCAGAGATACAAACCCCGCCGATAATGGGCCGGTTCTATTTACTGTCGCTGAAGTTAAAGCGATGACTCCAGAGCAACGCATAGCGAATATGGCACAGATTGAAAAACAACTGAAAGATGGAACTTTGAAATAGGAGGATATTATATGGCATTAAACAATTTTATTGGTGAAGTATGGAGTGCGAAAGTGCTCGAATCACTTAGGAAAAATCTTGTATTTGGACAGAATGGTGTAATCAACCGAAATTATGAGGGCGAAATTAAGGGGAAGGGAGACACTGTAAGAATCACTGCATTTAGTCCCATCACCGTGGATAACTATGATGCAGCAACCGGGCTCTCTGATCCCGAAACTCTCGACGACGCATCAACCACGCTTGTTATGTCCAACGATAAATATTTCAACTTTATGGTTGACGACGCGGACAAAGCGCAAGCCAACGTTGAACTTATGAAAGCCGCAACCTCGGATGCTGGTTATCAACTCGCTGATGCCGCCGATCAGATTATTGCCGCACTCTATGATCAAGCAGACACCGGCAACGCTGTTGGAACTGACGCATCTGCAAAAGTTCCTGATAACTCCTCTGCTGGATCTACATATCTCGATTATATCGCAGATCTCAAACAAAAACTCGATGAATCCAACACCCCATTAGAAGGACGCTGGGTAGTTATTCCACCGTGGTATTTAAACGGGCTAATCAAACTGGAGGCGATCAGCGGCGCTTCTCTCAGTGGTTCAACTGATGGTCTCAGAAATGGATGGTGCGGGCGACTCTACGGGTTTGATGTTCTCCTCTCCAACAATGTGCAAACTAAAGTTGGAACTGGACCAAAGACTAACTACAAGATCATGGCCGGGTATCCGGGAACTATTACCTTCGCCGATTCAGTTAATGAAGTCGAAGGTTACAGACCAGATAAATTCTTTGCGGATGCTGTGAGAGGTCGTCACGTATACGGCGCTAAAGTTGTTAGACCTTCATCTCTAGCTGTACTGACTGCAAGACAAACATCATAGATATAATATTATAATATTAGGAGGATATTAATAATGACACGTTCTGCAATTACTGTAAATGAATTAAATGGTGCTTTCGCAAACCATGAAACGGCTGATGCCATTGATAAAGATAATGATCACGTTATAGCCGCCGCGTCTAACTTCGAAAAGATGATTATTTCTTTTGAACTTTCCGCCGCAACAGCCGCCGACACTATAAAAATTATTGCCGGTACTGCTCACCCAGCATTTAGAGCGGGACTCGGCGATCTAACTTTTGAAGCTGCTGGCGGAGCTGAGAGAGTTTGTATCGGTCCGATTGAAACCGCCAGATATCTGCAATCAGATGGCACTATCCATATCGATATTGCCGGTTCTACTATAGCTGGAACCATAGATGCGTATTCCGTACCCTGAAACGGGGGCGCATAAAATGGGAGTCGACTGGAGGCTGATATTAGCATTCATGGTCGGATTAGCCATCATTTTAAAAGTATTAACCATTACAATTAACTTCTCGTAGGTGGTTTTTTACACCTACTATTTAATTTATTGGAGGTGAAATATATATGACAGATTATATTAGTGTCGGTGATGCGACGACATATTTCGGTGTGACTCTTCATCTTTATGCTACGGCGTGGACTGATGCAAGTGCCAATGATAAAGCCGCAGCTCTCAATATGGCACAACAGAAGATCGAATCTATCAGATGGAAAGGGCGAAAATATGATGAAGATCAAGACCTACAATGGCCGCGTTATGTAAGAGTTAAGAACGCTTGGAAGATCGCCGTTTATGATGACACCGCAGAGGATGCCGTAGTTCCACAATTCATAATTGATGCAGTTTGTGAAGAAGCTTTAGAAATTCTAAGAACTGGAGACAGCCAACGGCGGAGAATGCAGAAAAATGGGTTATCGGAGTTTTGGCTATCAAGCGAACTCAAAGAAAAATATAATTCTAACGGCTCAATAAAAGACACCGGATTAATTAGTTGGGAAGCTTACCATCTCGTTAAAAAATGGATCGGTGGCTCGGTGGCGATAAGATGACCGATATTATAGATGATTATCTCCCTCACACGGCTTACAAAGAAGTTCCCGGATCAGCTACAATATGGGAGGGCGACGTTACTGGCGATGGCCCGTTAACTCCATTGGCGGGTCCACCTTCCAGCAACTACAAAGTTAAAGTCACAGTCTCGGGAACAGATGTAACTGGAACGGTGAGCATAACAGGTGATTCAACTAGCGGCGGTGTTATAACTGAGGATTTGACTTATACATCTGCTAGATGGAAACTAACAGCATACGCTTTTGATGCTAGCGTCCCTCTAGTCTCGATAACAACGTCGGGATTTACTGACACCCATATACTTTGCGAATATACCGATACTGGCGGAACTCTATTAACTGGAGCTGCATCATGGAATGATTTCGCTTGTAGATGGGATGATGTAGAGGTTTTTTACTGGTCGGATTTAGGGGCGGCTACTTTGTCGGATGC